TGCATCCAATCCGCATCGAACAGCAGCCATGTGGGTCTGAGGTCAGATAACTGAGCGATAAGCGGGTGCAGTATCGCTCGGTCCCAAGGCGGGTTTGTGATTATTAAGTCAGCATTGTTCAAATGATGCTCATCAAGAAGCAGGGCATCATGGATATCAATCCCAGCACCATTCGGTTCGATGTCATAAGCACTGACGCATTGCAGCCCGATGGCAGAGACAGAGCGGATGAGCGCCCCATCACCAGCGCATGGTTCACAGAAGGTCTGAACATCTTGGATGTAAGGTATAAGCGGAGCAACGGCTTCAACCGGCGTTCGATAAAAGTCCCGTGGCTTGCGCTCGAAGTTAGAGCGTTTGCCCATTAAACGGAGTACCTCGAAATTAGTGGCTCAATCGTGCAGTTGATCATGCCGTGAAATGGCGAAAGTTTGTTTTTAGACAGGTTTAAAAACCTCCTATTGTCAGGGCTATCGCCTGTAGATGCAGCCATGCCGATGCCGATGATCAGATCTAACTCAGCTTGTTTTGAGGTTTTGCTGTCGGCCATCATTGAGGCTTCAATGCGAGTGCGCCCATCAGCTTCTATGCTGGCCTGAGTAACGCTAAGGATTGCACACTCATGCCGCTTGGCTAGCTCTCGGACAGATTGGTATAAAGCGCCCAGCTTGCGATGCAGACCATCGTAAGTTCCTGAGATTTCCAGCTTATCTATTTGATCCAATACGACTACATCCGCAGGGTTCTTGGTCAGGAATGCATCAAGCTTATCGACATCCCAGCCGTTGATTGTCCTGAAGCGTAGATTGGAATCAATATCTAGGAACTTCGTGTAAGCTTCTTTAGCGCCCAAGATACAATCTTCAGCAGTTGCACCGGACCAAGCTTGGACCGCTCTTAGCTTCGTGATTTTAACGTCTTCTTCGTTGCAAAGATAAAAGACCTTCGCTCCCTGATCCGCAAAGCCGCCGGGGGCTGCACAGATTGAAATAGAGAAGCATGTCTTGCCAGCTTCAGTCCGGGCGAATATCGCACCAAAGTTGCCCGGTCCAACGCCATACAATTCTCTCTGCAATGTCGGGATGTTAAACTTCCACTTGTTTTCATTCGAACTGAAATCCATCAATTCATCCATGTCAGCAATGCAGTCTTCCCCGAAATCATCAGGGAGATAGCTGTCAGCTACAGTCTCCAACAACCGCTTTAGCTTGGTCATAGCTGCGCTATCACCTTCAGCCATGTTTATTCCTAATGCTGCAACGTCCCGGCCAACTTCTTGCTGCCAAAGATTTTGGATGATGTCAGCCGCCACTACTTCACTGATAGCAGGAGCCGTCTTTAGATTGTCTAACAAATCCCTAAAGTCATGCACCAAAGCTGTTGTCGCAACTGGATTTTGAACCAGCCACATAGCGTAAAGATCTTCTGGATGTAGATCGGTTTCGTATTTCTTGTGACCTTCAATGATGAGATCTAATAACTGCAAATGCTCATCAGAAAAGATTGACCTTCTTATTCTCTGTTGGTGTACCTGATATGTTTCACTGCTCAGTAGCGTTGCTAGTAGATTTATTTCCACTTTATTCTGCCCCTTGTTAATGATTTAGCAACGCCACCACTAACATGTCATGAGACATAAAAAAAGCCCCAGAAAAAATCTGAGGCAATTTTTATTTAAAGAGGTTCAGTTTCTAACTATTGCGGAATTTCATCTGCGTGATGTCAACCTTCTTATCGCCTCTACGCTCTTTCATATCGACCTGATGATAGATCACGTTGGGATTATCTTTGACAATCGCTGCAACAGCTTGTTCTATTTTTTCCTGCTCAAGTGCGGCTTCTTTAAAGCCTCCCTGAATGTCCAGATCAATAATGACCACGGCTCTAGCTTTCATTTAAGTATACCCTACCTTTTTATACAGACCTATCGTCCTGTATGTTCGATGCAACTATAACAAGTTGCTCTAGAATGAAACTGTCTCTTTAAATTTGTGGGGTGGGGCCAGTTGGCGGGTCTTGCCAGGAGCTTGCGCTCACATAAATCCCTCCCGCTGTACAGAAGTCGGAAATGGTGAACGGCATGCTTATTCTGCAAAGTGTCCAAGAGAAGTTATCTCCATAGCCTTGCCGTTTCTGCTCACCAACTTCTTCTTGATAGTCCAGTAATACTGGCGGAATCATTCCCTTTTGTGAATTTAGATCAGTCCACATTTAGAATCCTCCCTATTTGTGTCTCAGTCAGTTCTTTAAGATCTGCCCTAGTTAAGCGCAACTTACACTCGGCTAGGCTAGACACAACTACTATAGCCTTTTTACTAGCATCATTGTCAAGAACTAATGTAACAGCCGCATAATTTGTAAGAGTGTTTTTTATGCCCTTTGTTAAATTCGTGCCTAGCAAAGCTACCCCAACGTAATCTTTAAGACGGGAAACAGCACAGGCTGATGGAACATCCTCAACCAGGACAGCATGATTCCCGTGCCCGACATGTATACCGCCACTTAGCTGGCCGTAGTTCCACCACTTGTATTTGCTGTTGCACAGAGACCGTCCAACGGCACCTGTATGATCTTGATTGTAGAATAGCACCCGCTTATCGGCAGGAGCATATCTTACCTTTATCCAGCCAGCTTCATAAGCTTCCAAAGAGTTCACTGATTTCAAATATTCAATGGCTGGAGGATAGTTTCCTGGGGAGGTAACTATAGCAGGGATATCAAACACTCGTTTAGCGGCCATCTGAGGCTTGTTGCTGGCTAAGAAGTCCTTGACTGCCGTGAGTGATCTTCTGCCCTTGTAGCTACCCTTAGCTGGGCAGGAAGCACGGTAACAATTCCAAACTAATCGCCCGTCAATCTTATCGATTGTGAACTTGTTTGGACCCCCGCAAAAGGGGCAGTTGATTGTCTTCCGCTCACCATCTTTGAGATGGATTGCTTTGACGATCTCTAATTGATCTCCCCAGGAATAGTTCATTTATCCCCGCACGGTATGCAGAGCTTTTCAAATACTAAGCTTGGATAAACTATGTTGCTCCATTCCTCTTCATCTTCACACCACCAATCATTCTCAGATGCTTGTCGAATGAATGAGATTATATCATAAACATATTCTTGATTTACTAAGATGAGCTTATTGCAGCAGTCGCATGAGAACGGCTCTTTGGCAGTTTGCTTATCTTGTTTGCTTGTTTTATTTATGCGGCTTAGAAGCTTTGCTTTAATCTTCATCAGTTCCCCCTCTTACACTAGTAGCGGTAGTAAGCCCTTACCAGCCCCCCACGGGCCTGGCGTAAGCCTACATATGATTCGAACATCTGTCAACTAAATAACAACGCCACTTAGTTGGTAGCGCAGTGATAATTGACTGTCCTAACCTACTGATAATAAGTTCATAATTGCCACCAAGCCTGTGGGCAGTGTCTGATCTTTTTTGAGCAAAAGACGCCTATACTAAGTTATTATACGCATTTATTATCAGGAAGTTGATTTCACTTTATATTATTTAACAATTTGAGGCAATTTGGAATTAATTTGGGTTTAATTAAATGTAGAAATGGCCGGGACTTTGCCCGACCACTGATTCTTACGCATGTCTCATGCTAACGAAGTTCTTTTCTAGCACTTCAATTGTGCGGTAACTTTTATGGCATACCAGACAACTTCTCTTGCGGCGAGTGTAGTGAATTCCGTCTCTCAGAGCGGTACATGTTTTGGTGACTTTGGTCTTTCGGGAGCCGCAATCTAAGCACCCGACTAAATCGGTTTTTATCATTAAGAGATCCTTTTACTGGCACGTCAAACATGGCTCATACGAGCCGCCCGTGCTGCGTATCGTTTAGCTTGTCCAGAGGCCGCAAGCTTGTCAGTGTGGCGAACATAGATGCTCAGAACATCCATCGTTTTATGCCCGGTCACGCTCCTCAATTGTGCGTTGCTGCACTCGGCCTCGGCCATTTCTGTCGCACCAGACCGGCGCAGATCTGACATCTTGAGGTCGTTGGGTAGACCCGCAGCTATTCGGACTTCATCTAGATGTTTGCAATAAGTAGTCGTGGGGGGGTAGGCTCTCTTGGATTTATTGTTGATAACGATATGATTAATGGAATTATATCGTATCGTATTATTGAGCCTCTCTTGCAGCCAATCTGATACGATCACTTTGATTGGTACGCCGGTTTTCTCTTGCACGAACTTCAAAGAGGCCGCTTCCATGTCAATATGCGGGGATTTT